TAAAATTATCAGAATAGCTTACATTAAAAAAATAATCTAATGCTCGACAAAATTGCCACACAACGCCCGCGCCAGACAAATTTTTATTTCTATATTTATCAGAAGTTTGATTGTTTATCAAAATTAAGTTTTCTGATAAGTATTCATCTTCTAAAATATGGTGGTCTAAAGTAAGAACAGGACACTTTAAATTAGATGCATATTGACTATCGTTACTCGCGGCGTCAGGTACTATAATCACATCATAGTCTTTATCTAAAAAGTGCTCCCAACAATCTTCTAAACCGTGTTGCTTCCCTCTATGAAGAAAATAATCAATTTGCTTATCAGGATTGATAAGTTTTATATATTGATACAAAATAGCTGATGAAGTAAAACCATCAACGTCGGCATCAACAACTAAACCATAAGGTTTTTCACTAAAAATAGTATCTTGAATTAAATGTGCTCCAGTAAAAATATTATCTAAATCTTCCCAGCTTTGAACACATTTTCTTGTGGGGTTTAGAAAAAGTTTTACATCTTCTATTCCTCTTTCTTTTAAGAGTTCTTCACCATAATTTTGCTTAATTTCTTTATTAACTAATTCATAATTCTTTTTACAATAATCCTTTTTGCTAATAATTTTCTAAATATTACTTCGCCTCTGTCTGTGGGACTATCCTTAAGTTTTAATAAATTATCATTATCATAGATAAAAGACATTTTACAATAATTTATATATTTTTTACATATATTGTATAGTTTAAAAAAATACTTATCCTCTCCAATTTTTTCTTCTTTATCAAAACATAAAACTATTTCTTTGGGATGACAAAAGTGCATTAATAAATCTAATTGATATTTATTAAATTGACTACCACAAACCGCGCAAGAACAATTAGGAAAAGAAAAGCTTTCACTTTGCAAACAAAATTTTTCTGCTTCTCCTACATAACAAATTCCGTATTTTGCAATATTTTCTTTATTAAAATTTAACCCAAACAAATTTAAACTTAAAGGATGTTTATACCATTTGCCTTCAATTTGTACTGGCATATATTTTCCAACATTTTCGACTTCCCATTCATTTAGCGCGCGCCCTCTAATTCCGACTAAGTTGCTATTAACATCATAATGTGGAATAATTATTTTGTTTTGACTAACAGAATATTTTATGTTATATTTGTCCATGGCTTGTTTAGTAATACCGTCATTGAGCCATTCAATTGGATAATTTTTCATAAATATATCTAAAATACCATTTGGATATTTTTCTAATTCAATTTGTTTTTTCTTTATTCGATATCGGTCTTTTAGGCTTTGATAGTCAACAACATCAAACCCCTCCTTAAACTGAAAGTTGCTACAATTTAAGACTACATTGTATATATCTTCATACCAATCATACTCAATCTGTCTACTTTCATAATAAGTCTTTAATAATTTAAAAATAGACATATTTTGGTCTTCAGTATAACAAACAAACAATTTAGTGTCTTTATAAAAATATAGCTTCATTGACGCTTGAGAAACATCTGTGTTATGACAGATTGTGGGAAAAATTATATAATTTTCTTTTTCAATGTACCTATCCGCACCAAGTTTTTTCATTAATTCTTTAACAGACTCAATACTTAAATTATCAATAATAGATTTATAATCCATTATTTATTCTCCAATCTATCCAAAATTTCTTGTGCTTTATTTTCAACTTCTTCATCAAGTAGGGGTGAAACGTATTCTAATTCTTCCATCATTGGAATTATCTCTAATCTTGCATCTGTTACAAACAATTCCGTTTTTCGTAAAGTCCCTAAATCCACATTTGCCCAAATTTTAACTTGTGTCCAACGCCCACTACGTACTTTAAATACATCTGTAACTATATTAGGAACGCCAAGTCGCGCAATTGTAGTATCTAAAACTTCTAATTCTTCTTTTGTAGGTCGAGCCATAATAAAACCAAAATCTGCTTTATTGATAGTTGAACGACCTCCCGCTAAACTCGCTTCATTACGAATATTTTTATTATCATCTGAATTAGCATTAACCTGAGTAGAAGTCATTACGAATATTTCTAATTCAACCGCTAAATCTTTTAGTGCCGTAGTAAAAAGAAGTAATAATTCATCGTTTCTAAGATTATAACCTTTAAATTCACTTAATAAACTTGGACTAATAAATACATAATCATAAAAAACATATTCAATATTTTTTGTTAAACAATTTTCTCTTACAATGTGTTTAACTAATTCAATCGTTGGACTGGGCACAATATAAAAATTATCTTTATATTCTGTTAAAATTTGTTTTGCTTGTTGTAAAACTCGATTTTCACGTTCAGAAAAATTACCATAACGGAAACGACTTTCATTAATATCTGTTAAATAAGCCAAAATCATTTTTCTAATTTCATTGAAATCTTGCTCTGTTGCAATAAACAAAACTTTTTCACAATTTCCGGTTTTTTCCCAACTCAAAGTTGAACTATTATATCTTACGGGAAAAGCTAAATAACAGGCATCTCCTACTGCTTGGCGCGATTTAGATAAACCAGATGAACCAGAACGGATACAAAGAGTTCCTTTTCTCGCGCCACCCATAATTTCATTTGTAAAAATTCCTTGAATGGATTTTCCTACATCGTTTTGAGTATGAAAACTTTCAATTAAATCATCTATACCATCTGCTACACTTTCCACTTCAGAACTGTCATTTTTTAAATATTTTGTTTCGATATTTAATAATTTCTTTTTAATTTGATTAGTAATATCCGAAACACTTAAAAGTTCAAAGTTTTGATTAATATCAAAGGCTTTTGGATTGGTTAAATCTTCACAATAAAATTCACTAATATCTATTCCAATTTTTTGATAATCTCTTAATAGATTAATCTTTTTTAATTTATTATAATAATAATCAAAATTCTCTTTATTAGTAAATTCTTCTAAATCTTGTAAATATTCTATGCCATTATTTTGTTCAAAAACTCTTTTTGATGCTTCATCATTTTCTAAAAAGTTTTCTATATCGACAATTTGAATTGTTTTTAGCCCTTGTCTATTTAAATTTAGAATACTGATAAATAAAATTTTCTCAAAACGACTGGAAAAATCGGAAATATTAAGTTGATATTTATCAGATTGATTTAAAAAACTCGGATTTTTCATTAAACTTCCGAGCACTTGCTGAATTGTACTTTTATCTAAAATCATTCGTTTTCATCCTTAAACGCATCTGCTAATGTAGGAATATTTTTTTCTTTTTTTCTTGTGGCTTGTTTCATACCTTGTTTTGGTTTATAGTTTTTAATTAGATTAAATTCGTTTTCAATTTTAATAATCTTTTCTTTATTATATTTTTCTTCTTCAAAATGTTTAGCTTCTTCATAAATTTTTGGTATAAACCAAAATCCAAAATTTTTATCCCATTTATTATTTTTAATTAACAAGTAGTATTTGGTAGTAAGATAAATGCCCTTTTTAGTAAACCCGTATTTACTAATTGCTTTATCTAATTGCTCTTTACATTGATAAAAATTATAAGAAACCTTTAAGTCTTTAGATAATATTTCATAAGTTTTATCTAACCATACATCTGAATTTTTATCGTTTTCCTCTTCCAAACATTTTTTATGCCAGTATCGTCGACCTATTTTTTCCCAGTCAATTCCTTGTTTTCCTTGTTTCCAATCAAACAAACCCCCACAGCCTGGGCATTTTACTTGATAACTCATACAACTACCTCAACTTTCTTTCTCTTTATATTATATCATATTTTTAAAGAAAAATCAAATTTAAAACGGCGTAGATATAATCTACGCCGTCATTTATATTATAACATTGTTTTTAAATCAAGAACCGCAAGATTTAATAAATCAACTTGGTCTTCTGTTACCTCTGAAAGTTTAATTTTCTTTCCAAAAATCAGCTCAACCTTTTTGCTCATTTCTCTTACCGCTCTTTCTTTTTCTTCGTCGGTTTCTGCTCGATTAATTATTGTTGTCCAAATATTTTTTGCTTCATTATAAATCTCATTGAAATTCAATGTCTCGGTATAATTTGTTTCTTTCTTATCGACTACTACGGCGCCATTTTCACTTTCTTTGTCTATTGCTTCTGCTAAAGCATTAACAAATTCAGTATAACCGAAAGGAATTTTCGACTTCATAAAACGAAATCTTGTTCCAGCAGTTACAGTGGGGGTAGAACGAGTTTGTACCCAACGGATTGAATTACCTTCTTTGTCCCATTCTTGGGTAATAACGGCTATAATATCAACAAGGCCATTAACAATTTTTAAACAACGATTATTTAAATCGGGTTTCGCACTAATTAAATTACCTTCTTCATCATAGGTTTCTTTTAAGTGTGACGTCATAATTAATCCATATCCAAGCATGGTTATTTTTCTCAGTGAATTTTCAAATTCTTTTGAAAGTTGAGAATATCCACCACCATAGGGTATGTCTCCAATTTTCGTAACCCCGTTTTGTGCGCAAACAAATTGTTCACATAAATCATAACATATTCCAATAGTATCAATAC